TCTTGTTTTTCCATGCTCCCAAATTCAACCCATTGTTTTTTACCCTCTTGTTTTTTAGGCTTTTCGAAAATCTCATAGCTATATTCAAATCGTCCTGTTTTACTTTTGTTAGGTGGTATTTTGATAACTTCCAAGTATCCTAAGTCTTTCAATTCTTTTATAGCTTTTTCAACTGTTTTCTCACTTTCTTTACAGATTGAAACTAGACCGTTGATTGAGTACTCCCACTCGTCAGGAAGTGAAAGCATCAAGCTCAACAGGCCTTTAGCTCTTAGACTTAGCTTTTTATCTTGCAAATGATAGTTACTGATTACAGTAAAGTTCTTATCTTTGTTAGCTCTGTGCATCGACATTCAATCACTCCCTTTAGAATCTCTAGAATGGCAAGTCGTTAGGATCTATTTCAAAGCCTTCGTCTTTTGCAGCTTCCGCAACTTCTTCCGGTGTCATTGGTGGGATATCTTCTTTTTTTATTGATTTTCCATAGTATGGCTTATCATCTTTCGCTTTTGTCTGCGTCAAGATTTCTACATTGTCAACAACTACCTTTGTGGTGTATACCGTCTTCCCATCTTTGTCTTGATAGCTATCTTTCTGCAAATGCCCTTCAATGGCTAACTTGTCGCCCTTGTGAGCATAGTTACCTAAAAATTCAGCGGTATGTCTCCATGCTTGGCAATCAATCCAGTCTGTATCAGCTTGCTGTTGCCCTTGCTTTTTCATTCGTTCGCAAGCAATTGAAAAGCTAGTAACTGCAATTCCTGATTGTGTTTGCATTACTTCGATGTCTTTGCCTAGACGACCTGTGCCAATCCACTTATTAATACTTGTCATTTATCAGCTTTAACCTTCTTTCTTCTTCTACTTTGTCGTGATATGTAACACCTACTGCGATTGCCGCCCATACGTCTTTAGATACTCCATAGAACCATCCGGGATTCTTTTTTGTACCTACAACTCCGAATCTGTCTATTAGTGCTTGTCTGATGTTTGAATCCTTTGCTCTCATACTTCCACATAGATTTTCTTTTTCTTCTCTTCGATAGATAAGATTGTATGTTTCAGGAGCTAATCGTTCAATAAATCTTCCAATCCATACGCAAGTCTCAAATACTTCTTTACCAACTGCCATTCCGTAAGATGCGATCATTTCAATAACAACAACCGTTGTTTTTTCTTCTAAGATGGTGATGCAGTCCTTCATCACTTCATCGTTAGATTTCTTCGCAAACTTAACAGGTCGTAGATCAGCATCCAGCAAAGCATAAGCGCTCTGCTGATTGCCTGGATCTATTGCAAGGATTCTCAAATTAAGCTCTCGCTTTCTTCTTCTGCAGGTGCTTCGCTTTTGGCTTCACCTGTTTCTGCATCAATTGCTTGGACTGTTTCTGTTGATTCTTCGGCTTCAATGTATGTTGGTGCTTCTTCTTGACTTGTTGATTCTTTGAAAGTCATATCGTTTGTGTATGCTGTTTGCATTTCAATTGACATGATTCCCCACTTGCTAATTAGCTGTCTTAACATTGTCTTGTAAGCCATTCCATCAAAATCTTTTTCCCAGAATGTATAGCCTTTGTGTGCTTTGTATCCCATGCTGTATTTTTCAGCGTGTGATTCCATCTTTGCTTTGGACCAGTACATAGATTTTCTGAATCCGTTTACTAATTCAAACATTGCATAGTAGCCGATTGTTTTAGCCTTTTCTCTTTCATCAGGATTTTCGATAACTTGAACTTCGATTTCTTCGTTGAAAGGATCGAATCCTTTTAGCTCGCCTTCTTTAACTGCGATTACATTTAACTTCTTGTATTGACCTGAACGAATAGCTAGCTGAATCATTCCTTTGTAACCTAGCTGAAATGTAGCTACCTTGCCTTTGTTCTTGTCGTTGAATGGCACCATGTAGTACTGCCCTAACTGTGGACTTGGACTTAAATTTAGTGATTCACCTAATAGTGCTGCACTGATTGTTGATACTCCAGAACATTCTTGAAGTTGTGGGTTTGTGCTAACTGCTGAAATTAAAGCAGCTGTAAATCTCTTTGTTCTTGCTGCATCTCCAAGTGTGGACATGATGTTTTCCTGTACACTTGTAGACTTGATGATCTGCTGGAAAGGAATGTGTTTCAATCCTGCTGATGTTGCTTTCTTTGCTAAAGAATTTGTTACTGTCATAATGTTTTCTTTTTATCCTCTTACTTTCTTTTCTTTTGCGATGCTTTGGAATCTGATTCCGTTGTTCTTAAAGAACTTTGTTAGTTCCATCATTTGCTCATATGTAGCGTCTAGAATCTTGAATGTTGGTGAATATAGATAATCAGTAGGGTGTAACTGCTCGTAATCCTCTGTTTTTGCCACTTTTTCTTCGTTTTTAGAAGGGTTTACAGGTTGTGCGAGTGTTTCTACCTTTGTATCGTTTTGCGTCTCCTGTTGATTTCTGCGAGCTTCTGCTTGTGCTTTGAATTCTTCGGCTTTCTTTAGTTGTTCTACATGCTCGTGCCAGTTACTCAATGTTATTGAAAGATTCAATGTCTTTAGATAGTCAACTGACATGAAATTCAATTGATCTATATCTTTTGTAAATGCGATATTAGTTAAATCGTTGTCGATTTGCTTTCTCTTAGATTCCAAATCTGCTTGCCATTGAGCACTTGAACACGTTGCATTTAGATACTTCTCTTCAAAAACCTTTTCAAAAGGAATAGGTAACGCAAGCTTAAACTGGTTCCAATATTCCTCAATTTCTTTCTTCTTCTCTGCTTTTCTCGCTTCTTCATACGCTTTGATTTGAACATCAATGCCGTCTGAACATGCTTTGATTTTTGTAGTTAGCTGTTTAACTTGGTCAGCAAAGTCATCGTATGGCTTGCAGAATTCTTTCTTGCGCTTGATCTTTTCATCGTTTAGCTGCTTAGCTACACTGTTAAGCTTTGCTCTTGTCTTTTTAGCTTCTTGCATTTCTTCGCTAGAGAACTGCAATCCTTGATATTTCTTTAACTGAATGTCCAGTTGTTCGTTGAGTTGTTCAAAATTCCAATTCAACAAACCGACTTTCGATTCAACTCTAACTTCTAGTTCACTAGAAACTTGTGATTGTTCTTCCATTTGTTCTTCTTCCTTCTTCTTTTTATAAGCCTTGAATGATTAGTGGTGGTTCTTTGTCTGTTTCAACATATTCTTTCCAGAATGTTGTAACGCTTGATGATACTGCTATCAAATCGTCTAGTACATCGTCTCGCTCTATGTGATACCGTTTTAATTGAGAGTAATCATCATCAAACATTAGTTCTGCGTACAAATCTACAAAATCAAATCCTGTTACATTTAAGCCGTGTAAGACTTGAATGTAGTAGTTATCAGGAACATGCTTGTTCCACTTTTCCTTGTCGTATGACCTAACGATTGTTGTTGTCTTACACTCAAAGATTCCTTTTCTGCCTGTGTCTTTTTCAACGATTAAGCCGTCCGGTGAATAAAGCATCCAAGGACATTTGACATTCTGTAGAATCGTATCGTCTTGGTATTGAATTTCATATTTGTCCTTGAACTTCAATTGAAACAATCTGCGAATATATTCTTCTGCATTCTGTCCGTATTTGACATATGGCTTGTCGCTAATGTCCGGAGCTGTTGCCCTTCCTGTTTTGATTTGCCACAATTCGAGATTAGTTCTCCACTTGTTCATGCTCATTGTTGTTGATGCGTCACTTCCACCAATTCCATGAAGCTCTGAACGTGCTTTTAACCATTCACCACGATTCTTGTAGTGATGGACTTTATAGACATCGTTAGACTTGTACAGGCTCTTGCCGTATCTAATCGCCATTTTCTTCTATCTTCTGTCCTCTATCATTTCTGTAATATAATCAATCAGATCCTGACTGCTGCGTGCCATCATCTTGTCATAGACTTCCTTGTCAGCATCTTCAGCCTGTTCCAGAACGTCGCTGAACAGTGACAGTATCTGTGAAATCAGATAATTTATATCCTGATCCGTTACTTCTTCTTCCTGTGGGATTGCAGTGTTCTTTGCCATTGCTCCATTGCTCTTGCTGCACATATACATATGTTTCATCATCCTCCTGCTTTCTCGTTCTCAATCAGCTGCATGACTTTAATCAGTTCCGACTTGTCTACATAGAGCTGATCATGCTCTGTATGGATTAGATACTTGCCATTGCATCCATCTGTAATATCGAATCTAACAGGTCTACCCTGTTGTGTAACTGCATCTACTTCATATGCATCTAGGTGAAAGTTACTTTGCATGGCTTCCATCTCCTTCCATAAGTTCCAATTTATTTCCATATAGCGAATCATTCTCCATTCTTAATTCTGCATTCTCGCTTTCAAGTTGCTGAATGCGGAGCTGTGCTTTGTGCAACTCATCGAACTGCTTTGCATTCAGTTCTTCTAGATCTGAGACCAACTTTCTTAAAGCCTTGTTTTTCTTCTGAAGAAATTTAATACTTGCAGTGAATGTCATATCATCAATACTCCAAGCTGAATAGCTACAAGTGTGAGAATTGCGATTGTCATACCGCAGATCAGAACAACATCACTGTTGCTGATAGTCTGCACTGTTTCTTCTTCAACTGTTTCCTTTCTTCTTGCAAAGGATGGAATATCCAATGGTTTTTCAAAATGATGCACCTCTAGAGCCTTTTTTTCATTCATAATTTGCACCTTTCCTTTCTTCTAATGCTTCCAGTCTGTCTGCCCAGCGTTCTGCTTTGTTGGCAATAATTTCATAATCTAAATGGATACATGCAACTTCAGCTACATTTGCCACATCGGAGTATTCCTCAACGATGCTGTCCATATATACTTCTGGATCCTGCTCAGCACATAGATTTGTTCCATCAAGTGCTCTGATGTACTTTAGGCATGCCTGTGATAGTTCTGCAGATTCCTCAGCAAGTTGCATAATGAGCAATTTTCTGTCCAGTTTGGAATGGACATAGTGCTGTGCAATTGCTTTTCTTCTTGCCATTTTCCGAATAGCTGTTTCATCAATCTTTTTGTCTGTCAGCTTGTCTGTCATATTGTCTTTCAGTTTGTCCTTCATATTTGTCCTTCTTTCCTTTTTGGATGGATTTGTAAAATCTGTCTAACGGCTATTCAAGTGCTTTCTGCTTTTGCTCGTTGTTAGACTTGTCAATTACTTTTACTTTGATGTTGCCGAATGTGTACTCTGTCATAATCACCTTATCTCGCAAAAAAAATGAGGTCTCTTTCTTCATCTGGCAGACGAAGAGTTTCTTGTATCTTTTTGATTTCAGAAGCTGTGAACTCTCGCAAATTGTTGATTTTGTAGCTCAAAGTTGCCTTAGACATGCCAATTGCAGGAGCTAAAGATTCATTAGTATATCCGGATCTCAACATTGCAATTTTGAATTCTTTTGTATTTGTCATTTCCTTCTCCCTTCTTTTTAACGTGATTTCAAATCACACTTACATTATATGTTTGTGTTGATTGTTCGTCAACAAAAATGTTATTTTTTTCTATTTCTGTTTATCTGAAATCACTATTATGCTATCCTTTATTTATGGAGATGAGTATTATGGGAATCGGAGAAAGAATAAGGAAAAGAAGAAAAGGACTCAAAATGTCACAAGAAGAATTAGCTAATTCATAAGGCACATGATGAAGTCAGCACAAAAAAAGAATAAGTGTTACAATAGAGATGTACTCATTGTTAGTACATGTATAATTCTCCTAACTTTGCATATGAAAAAATGTCATACATTCGTGTATGGCTTTTTTCTATTAAAAAAAAGGTGGTATTTCTACCACCTCTTATTAATGCAATGATTCATGGATTGGCAACTTGTTGACTTCTTCCATTACCTTTTTTGCCGAGCCATTACCACCAAGTGCAGAATATGGTTTGTACAGATATTCGTACAGATTTTCATATTCATCTTTTGTAATATTACCACGCTCGATATATTTCATGCCTAGATAAACGATTCTGTCGTGACCAAGTCCAACTAGCATGTCCGTTTTAGCGTCTTTCTTTTCAGTTCTTTTTTGCATATAAGACCAAAAGCCAGCTGATGCAAGAACTGAGCATAACACAGTTACAACTGTTTGAATAATTGTTTGAATGATTGCTTGATACACAGTTCGATGCCCCTCGCCTATTCTACATTGCTTGCTGGTTTAGTTTCATTTGAAGTCAGTTGCTTAACTGCTTCAAATGCTCCTGTTGATGCTAGACCACTCGCAAGTCCACCTAATAGAATATCTGGAGTGAATACAAAGCCATTTAGCCATGTATTTAAGACTACTCCGAGAATTCCCATAATCAGTGGAATATATTTATTTGGAATGAAATCAAGTGAGTTCTTGATTACATATCCGATGCACAAGCATATAGCCATCACTACGATTACAATATAGTCGTTTAAAATTTCCATTTTTTTATTCCCCCTATTTAACTCTAATTTTCTGTCCTGGATAAATCTTGTTTGGATTAGCAATACCATTAATTTTTGCTAACTGTTGATATGTTGTACCATATTTAGAAGCAATCGCTGATAGTGTATCTCCACGCTTTACTGTATAGTAAACAGATGCTGGTTTCTTTTCAGCAGCCATCTTCTTATTGACGATTGCCTGTACTACTGTATAGTTGTAGCCTGCATCAGTCAAACGCTTCTTACGATCTTCGCCATTGCCCCATGCACCATTGATAACTTCATTTGCGATTTCTTCATTTGATTTCTTTACTGGTTGCGTTGGTTTAACTGGCTGAGTTGTTCCACTCTTGCCTGCATACTTATCCCATGTTGTTCCATCTCCATAGAATACATTACAGTCCAAGTTGCCATTGTACCCACTCAATCTGCCTGAGCTAGTCCACTGCCACATGCAATAGAACTTCCACCACTTTACACGTGGACGTGTTCCTGCATTTGCCATATTGTAGTTATAGTCTGGATTGTTATCACGATATTTCGCTACCCACAAGCCATAGTCAGCATTTGCTACACTTGACCAATTGTAAGCATTAGCTACGGATTCGGACATATAGATTAAAGGCTTTACACCACTTAGTCTATACACTTCATCAAGCCATCTTTTTGCCCATGCTACATCGCTTTTGTTTTCTGCTTCCCAGTCTAGAATTGGAATAGCTTCGCCAAAATAATTTTTAGTATTATTATAGAAATATTGTGCTTCTCTGACAGCATCGTTTCTTGGTCTTGCAAAGTGGTAGAAACCTAACTTCTTTCCAAGACGTTTTGCTTGCTGATAGAATGAATCACACTTTCTGTCAACATATCCAATTCCCTCTGTCGCTTTTACAATTACAAAGTCACAGTCAACTTTTGATAAATCAATTCCTGCTTGCCAATTTGAAATATCAATACCATTCATTGTCATATTGAACTCTCCTTTTTTTTATTTTTTATAAATAAAAGCAGAGAGTATTTCATCTCTGCTTAAATTAATCTAGTCAACAATAGTCTGCTTAAGCGACCAACACTATTGCTTACGGCAAATCAATATACTCACTTAAATGTTCGGATATATACTTTTCAATCTGAATTGCCATAGAGTGGGCAAAACAGAAATATCCAAGCGTATTATAGTGAGTTGCATCATTGTGGTACTTTTTGTTAGTCAAATCGTAATAAGTGGAATCAGTAACAACAAGGACAGTGCAATTATATTTGTCTGCAATAGACTGTGTAATATTGGACACCGTAGTATTACCATATTTCACAACGTAAATCTTTGCTTTCGGATTCACCGTTCTTATTTTTGCGCAGATAGCACAATAGCCGCCTGTATTTGTCTGGGCGAATGTATTGTAGTCACCGCTGGCGGTATCGGCTTCTATCGTATCGGTCAGACCGCCATTAGTTCCGAGATAAATAATGAAAGCATCATATTTTGTAAAATCAACCGTGTCTTTGAAAGTGTTCCACCATCCAAGTGCAGTAATGCCACTCATACCTTTGTTTTCGGTTTCCCATGCGCAAAGTTGTCCGATAAACTTAGGATAAGACTTGTCTTCTCGGATATCATCTGGAAAATGATAGCCCTCTGTCAGACTGTCACCGATACAGCAGACAGAATTATGTAGTTTTACATGCAATAAATTAGGGTAGACAGGTATTTTGATTAGTTCATTTTTTGCGTCATCTGCAAGCTGTTCTCGTGTTATAATTTTCTTTTTTACTGATTTTGTGACAACTACGTAATCTGGAATAGGTGAAAAGTTTTCCAGATACTCATAATATGGAGCAATAGCAATCTGAGGCCGTTCTAAGTTGGCTCCATACTGCATGCGGATATATCCATCTGCTTTCGGTGTGACAGCCAAATAACAAGTATTGCCAGAAACAGCAATGCGATTTGCGGTAAAATAATCATTTTCGGAGTCAATACTCGTTGTCTGTCCTACAAATGTTTTGTTGTTGTCATACAATACCGTTCTGCCAGGATATAAAGCATATCTAACATTATATGTTGTGTGATAGTAAGAGAAAGCGTATGTTTCCGACTTTCTAATTTCTATAAAATCCGAAACGAGATACATGGACGAAGGATTCTCAAAGACAACGCCTTGCATATTTAATGTGCCGACAATGGAATTTTCAGGATTCAGCATATTATATTCTGTTTTTCCCGGAATAATAGTTTCTTCACTGTCAAGAAGATATTCATCTAAATCTTCCTTTAGTTTATCCACATCGCTTGTTACGTTAGCAATTGAATTTGCACTTGTCTGAGCTTGTTTAGCTGAATTTGATGCATTCGTTTCAGATTCTTTTGCTTTTGTGGCTGATGCGCTTGCTTCTTCTGCTTTCTGTGAAGCAGTAGTAGCAGAAGTAGACGCTTCGTTTGCTTTTACTGTGGCTGTTTCAAGAGCCTTGTCTGCATTTTGCCCAGCTTCAATAGCCTTCTGAATATCAGCAATCTCTGAATCTGAAACAATGGTATTGTCTCCGATTGGGTTACTGTCTACGATAACCTCGAATTTTGCTGTGCCTGCCTGTGAGGAATCTGATCCAACGATCTCGACCGTTACTTTGCTTCTTCCTGCAACGCAAGCCATCTGTTCCGTAACTTGAAATGTAACGGTTGACCCACTTACCGTTCCTGTTGCTGTGCATCCGTGTTTGTCTGGTTTTCCCCAACGAATCGTTGCACTGTATCCACTAGGAATCGTGTATTCTTGTCCGTCTTTCGTGATATGCACTTCAATCTCAGGCAGTGATTTATCATACTGCATGAGGTGGATAGGTTTCGACAGTGTGCGTAAATCGCCAATGTCTACTGTTGTTGTATGTTTGATTGACATGTTATCTCCTTTCTATAAAAGAAAAGAGTGAATCACTTCACTCTTTATTCTTCAATCATTGGTGTAAGTGCAGACAAAGTTTTCATTGGAAGGCTGATATCCCGAAGATCGGAAAGTTTGAACTTTTTGAACTCTACCTCACACTCTTGAATGCCGATTTCGTTAAGCTCTTTAACGCAATCGTTGTAGTGCTCGTTAGACGGAGAGACGTTACCGTCTTTATCTGCGTACTTCTTAATGATACCGTTACGCATCTCATCAAAAGATTTTAATGCGTCTTGTAATGTGTTTCGATTCTGAATGATTTTGAAACCGACATTTACAGGAAACGTTGAATCTGTGCCTTGCACTTCCTGTAACTGTGTGAGTAAGTTAAACGCTTGTGTGTAGTTCATAAATTTTCCTCTCTTATCCATAAATTTTAAATTGAGTTTGGTCTACTTTTGCCCATAATGCTGAACCTGACCAGCCGAACGCTATACTATGCATTTCCCATCCAGAAGCGGCATAAGTGACAATGGATTTTCCATAGTCTACACCATTAAACCAATAGCATATATGTGCCGAATCAATATAGTTATATGCTTCAGAATAACTACTGCCTGTTCCAAACTGTATCTTGTTTTTTCCTATAATTGAAACTGTATCAGTTCCTTTTATTGTTACTCTTCCATCTCCACCAGCGGTATTGAACAAAGATACTTGTGCTTTAAGCGTTGAATTATCATTCCCTACCAAATACAAATCAATAGCACTGTAATCCCCATTGCCATCACTTGTAGTTCTTGCCCTAATGATTGATCTAGTCAAAGACGGAGATTCCCAGTCATAGCAACGCAATTGCACTTGGTTTTCCGTTGAATTGGCATACGCATATAGCTCTGACTTTAGCGCTCCAACAAAATAGTTTCGTATTGAAAGCTGATTTAAAGATTTACTAGCTTCCATATCAACGGCATTAGAAATAGTATTGTCAAAACGGTTGTACATTTCTGCGGAAGACGTTTCATTGCTTCTATATAAAGCAAGGTGGTTTTCTTCTTTAGAATTGTACTTATTTTGTAAATACAATCCATTTGTGCTTTTTGCATAAAATTCACCCTCTCCATCAAACATTACCCCATTGCCACTTGGGTTTGATTTTAAGCTCATTGTAGAACTTGTTCCAAACTCAAACGCTACTGTATTTGCTTTGAAAGTGATAAGACCGCTTGATATTGTGATTGAATCATCTTCTAAAGCAAACTGGCTTCGTATTTCACCTTTTTTTGCATATGATGAAATGCTGATTTCACCAGTCTCCATGTTCCAATAATTCTTACCAGAAGCATCAGAAAGTACTCCTGCTTTAATCAGTCCAGCTCTTAACGTGCCTGTCGTAATTGCATCTGCGTTGATCGTGCCTTCCGTAAGTATTGCCACATTATACGTTCCGTTGATACCTGTTGTACTTCCACCGATACCATTCATGTTGATACGCAGAACCTTCTTTGCAGTAGACACATCATCCGTATCCATAGCGTATATCTCGTTTGGTTGTCCGTCTGCGTTCGTTCCAATCACGATGTGGCCACCATATGCGCCTTTGATCAGTTCAGATGCGTGTTCGATAGCTGACTGTAAAAACGTTTTATTATTTGCAGCTTGGTCGAACAAATCAGAATAATATGAATCACTCTTACTGTCAATCTCTGCAATTGTTGTGCTGAGTCTTGCTTTTGCATCTCCAATCTCAACTGAGTTGTATCGTTCTCTTAATGAATCCCACTCATACTCGATCACTCTTGCTTTTGCACTGACACCAAGTGTCGGATAATCGACATAGACAGTATCGCCAAGGGAAACTGTTTCGAGTGGTGCAATGTTTGCATACTCAACCGTTTGAGACAAGTCAAGAAAAGAAACATCCAGTGAAACTCTAGGCTCTGTCAGATTATTTCTTCCTACGTAATAGCGTGCTTCTCGGTTTACATCTTTGACAGTAATCTTTGTCTCTTCGCCATTTTCGCCTTGGAACTTATCAGACAAATCCAAGTTTAAGATTCGCATTTTTGATTCTTCTACGTTGAATAATGTGATGGTGTCTCCGATGATTGTATTTTTATTACTGTCTTGAGCGTATGGAATGACGTGTGTATAAACATTCTCATTCGTTTCATCTTGCGTTATATCCGTAAGGTTTTTCCCGTACTTGATCTTCACACCATGGTCTGCACCACGCTTATCCAGTAATTCCACTTTCAAGTTATCGTAATGGTATTCACCACCGAAGATATCAATCAAAGAACCTTCTTGTCCACCGAACAGTGCTCGACATGACTGTGGTTTCTCATTTTTAAACTTATGTGTTCTATGTGTAGAATCGTTAGTATCTGTTGAGATACTAAACGACTTGCCCCCTGTCATGTTATCCCACAATGCAACAAGTGTAGGTCTCACATAATCAGATGTAAACGGAGCAACGCTCGTGTACGAAAGATCGTAAGTAATATGGTTCAACTCATATTCGACAATTCCGTTTAAAGGCTTTGAAACATTAACGATTCTGAATAACTGTGGTTCATCAAACTGGTTCGCTGACAGTTTAATAATTCCCTGTAATTCAATCTCGTTGAAATGAATACCGCTGACTGGGTATTTCATTGTCGCTGTGTACTGTCCGTTTAAATGCTCTGTGACAAGCAATTCAACGCAATCATTCAATCTTCCGAGACCGTTAGTTTTATCGTTTGCCAGTACATCTAACGTTTTTTTGCTATCCATTAAAATAGGTTTCATATGTTATACCACCTTGGAATTAAGCTGATTGACATTCCTGCAGGAACTGTAATTCCAAATGTTCCGACAGGAAGTAAAAAGAATGTTGTTGACGTTGTAGAAATATCACTGTTTCTGTTGTCAAGTGTTCCATTTGTATAAGCATCTTCTGTATCACAATCCAAGACAAGATTATTGCCTGAATTGTTAAGAACTTCAATTTCAATATCGCTGATTCTGAGCTTCCCTTTACCTCTGACATAAATCAAAGGCTTTGCAGTGTGTCTTGTAGGATTGTTAATTCGATGATTTCCTTGTGACAGTTCAATAGGAACTTCCCCAGATTTCAACCATCTTTCAGGATGGCAGATAAAATTGATTGTTGCACTTCCTGCTTCGTTGAATACAACTTCGGGATCGAGTCCTTCTTCAACTCTTGCCATTCTGTATTCATCTGGATGATAAGCATCTTCCAATCTGCAGAAACCTTTAGAAGCGTTCAGAAAATCCCCAAAGTCTAGAAATTTGTTTTCAAAGTTATCTACAACAAAGAAGTCATAAGGAATGGTAACATCCTCATAGCCATCTTCGGTTACAAGAACGTCACCATTTCTGCCTACGACTGTTTCTGTTGAAACTCTTTTGTTCGGAGTTTTCCAAGTACCAGTGTTTGAACATCTGACATTGAACTCTAAACTGTTTTTTCCATTAAATTCAAAATAGTCATACAGTGGTTTTGGTAACATTATACAAACACCGCCCTTTCTTTCTTGATTGCTCTGTCAATCTTATCTGCAACAATATCCGCTAATTCGTTAGGGTCTGTTACACCATCAGCATTTACAGTTACATTGATAACATTTCCACCTTGGGAAGATTCTGAAACAAGTCTCCGCAGATAGTTCTCTCCGATTACAATTTCATTTCCATTTCCATCTCCAAAACCTTTATACCCAGAAGCGGTTGGCAAGACTGTTGGAGATGTGAACATCATTGCCTGATCATATGCTTTCTTGTACCAAGAGACATGCACTGTTGGCACTCTCTTTGTCTTGGCATTAAATGAACCCCTCATTGAGAAGTGTGGCAATGCAATATTCTGGTTAAAACTGAATCTTGTGTTTGCAAATATGTTCTGTAACTGTCTGATAGAAGAATTGACTTCATTCACAACATTGTTCATTGCATTTGAAATTGACAGTCTGTTGAATGTGTTGTTCATCGAATTGACAGAAGAAGTGATAGAACTTGCTAGACTGCTGACAGTTACCTTGATACTTGTTGCAGTCGTACTGAATGCTTTCTTCATCGTAGACGTTGCAGAAGTAGTACTTGAAACCATCTTGTTCGTTGCATCTGTTACAGTGATAGACGCTAACTTGTTGTTGATTGTATTAACCGCAGAATTTACTTCCGTCTTGAAATTAGACGTTGCTTTGCCCATTGTAGTAACTGCTGTTTTGTACAGTGACTGCATTGTTGTAACTGTGGAATTTAATGTCTTTATAGATGATGTTGCCGTTGTGGATGCTGTTGATAAAGAAGTAAAGTTTTCTGCCATTGCTTTTATAGCTGGATTGAACGTTAAACTGGAAAGAGAAACAGTTCCCATTCCTGCCGCTAACGTTGCAAGCCCTGCCGCCAATGCCAACGCTCCTGCACCTGCAATTCCTGTGCCTGCTCCAAGCAACGCAATAGAAGCAGAAAGTTCAGCTATTGCAATTGCTGCTGAACCACCGTATTCGCCAATCGTTGAAAGGTTTGGTGCTAGTGTTGCCAAGCCTGTACTTGCAAGTAAAACACCACCACCGACTAATGTGACAGACGCACCAAATGCCAACATGCCAACAGAAGCAGCTGTCAGACCTGTTCCGACTGTGCCGACAGTCACTAGCAAAGCACCTAAGCCAACAACCATTTCTCCAAGTGCAACTGCTGCTAACGGTCCAGCTTGCCCAATTTCGGCTGCACCTTGTGCCATCAGCTTAAAACCTTCACCTGCAAGAAGTAAGCCTGCACCTAATGCAACGATCTTCAGTGCCTGCCCTGCAAGCTGCCCGAATGACACTGATGCAGTGCCAACTGTTTCGCCTGCTGAACTTGCGTTTGTTGCCAAATCTCCGACAGAATTAGAAGCTGTGCCAACTGAATCAGAAATACTTGAAGCTGAGGAAACAACAGATGTTGCCTTTCCTGTAAAGCCACCAAAATTTGTGATTGTTGTTCCAATCCATGATGCCAGACTTCCGACACCTGAAACAAGTGTCCCGACACCTGAAATGAGCCTTCCGCCGATACTTAGCACTGGTCCAGCCACCCCAACAAATAGTGCAGCCTTTGCAATTAAATCTTGTGTTTTTGGGTCTAGTTCTGAAAACTTCTGTGCAAGGTCAGAAACACCAGTAACGATATTTTCAACCGTAGGAAGGAATCCTTCTACAAGTTCCATTGAAGCGTTGTTTAAGCTGTTCTTCATTGCGTCAATTCTCGCAGACAAGTTATCCGTCTGTTCTTGCGCAATCTGTGAAGATGAGCCATAAGCACCTGATATCGTTTGTGCGAAGGATTGATAATCTTCATCTGTCGTTGCGAGGATTGCATCTAATGCCTGTACTCCTTTTCGAGTGAAGATCATGCTTTCATAGCTCTTTAGCTGTTCATCGCTCAACCCACTGAATTTTGTTCGCAATTGGCTGATGATCTCGTTTAACGGAAGATATTTACCTGATGCATCATAGACAGATATTCCAAGTTCTTTCATTGCGGCACTTGCCTTGTCAGTTGGAGAGGACAGACTTCTCAGCATTTGTGCTAAGCCAGTACCTGCTTGAGAGCCTTTGACACCGTTAGAAGCCATGGCTGTTAAAGCTGTCGCAACATCGTCAAGAGAATAACCTGCCATGCCTGCTGTTGCTCCGACATACTTTAATGATTCACCTAAATCTGCTACATCATGAATACCTGCGTTTGCAGATGTAACAAGAATATCTGCAATGTCAGCAGCTGAATACATTTCTTTATTTGCCGCACTCGCATTTTCTCTGAATGAGTTCAAAGTTGTAACAACAATGCTAGTTACATCTTCAAGGTTTTCACCAGAAGCCGCAGCACCATCTAAAACACCTGTTGTGTTTTCAATGATATCATTTACACTCCATCCAGCTTTTGCTTCTTCTTCAAACGCTTGTATCAAGTCTTTTGCACTGTATGCAGAATATGTCTGTGTTTCTGAAAGCTCTAAAGCAAAATCCTTTAACCGTTCGATCTCTTCCGATGTTGCACCACTCTTGGCTTTCAATGAGTCCAAGGCTTTTTCAAACGATACAGAATTTTTAACACCTGCACCCATTGCGGCTGTAATGCCTGATGTTGCAATCGTGAGTGTATCTCCAAACTGTTTTACTCTGTCTCCTGCAGATTTGATTTTGTTTCCAGTATCTTCAACGCTTTTACCCCAAGCAATAATGCCTGTTGCGTTCTTCAACTGATTTTCAAAGTTGTAGAGTTCTGTCTCTGCTTCGTTTAGCTTTTGTTTCCACTCCTGCGTCTTTGTAGAATTTTCGCCGTAAACACTCGCAGACTGTTGTACTTCATTAGAAAGAATCTTCACTTTCTCTCTAGCGCTCTCTACCTGTTCGCTGAGAATCTTTGTTGTCTGTGCGTTTTTCTCTTTCGTGTTTCCGTCTAGTTCAAATTTTGCTTTTACCTTGTCAAGTTCCGAAGCAAGTAGCTTTTCCTTCTGTGTAACTTGGTCAAGTGCATTTACGTTGACAAGTTGTTTATTCAAGTCAGCAAGTGAAGCTTCTGCTTTCTCGACACTCGCTTTTGTCTTTAAAGTTTCAGAATTGAAAATACCTAACTGGTCAACCTGTTTCTGATAATGATTTGTCAGTTCGGCAATGTACTTCTGTTGCACTTGAATCTGATCGCTTAGATTCTGTGCAGATTGAGTGTTATATCTCTGTGCATTATTTGTCTGCTCAAACTGGGCGGCAATTTTCTTCTGCTCTGCTTGCAATGATTTTAACTGCGCCACTATGTCTTTTATCGCTTGTTTATAACTTTTCTCGCCATCTAACGATATTTGAGCACCTACGCTTGCTTTTGAAGCCATAAATTACCACCTTTCTATTTGATATTGGCAAATGCCATTGGATCCTTGCTTGACAGCTTATGAGTATTCTTTGGGTCTAGTAAGCCTTGGTCTATCTGATAGCATGTAATCATATCCATCATTTCTCCGTATGTTGTTATCAAGACTTCCTCTTTGGTCATGTTGAACTTTGACCGGCCATAATAAATAAACCACGCAATGTTTAATTCAATCTTGCGTGGCTTTATGCCTTTTTTCCTTTACCTGCTTTTGCCTTGATTGCTTCGCCTTCGACTTCTCTTTTTGTTCCAATTGTAATAGCTTGTAGACATTCTTCAATCCATTTTGCCTGTTCGTCTACATCCATGAATGAAATTTCTTCGTCTGTTACATAGTCCTGCTGATATTGCTTGTTCATGAAATGAAGTCTATCTTCATAGTTTGCCTGCATCAGCTTGCCAATCTTGATATAAGTCTGCCATGCAGTATCGTTGTTGTCGTCTGAAATCAGCTTGTTCAGATTTGCAAGATTTCTGTTTTCACACAAATCTAGAATCTTTTCTCTTGCTCCAAGTCCGAATAAAAAATGTCTCTGCTTTCCGAATAATTCCATAATTTTCTTTTACCTTCTTTCTTTTTCTATGGCATTCACACCATACAGGAAAACTCATACAGGGAAGAAAAATAGAACCTGCATGAACTCTCCTGTATAGCGTGAATGAATCACGCTATTGTTTTTATTTTCCTCTTGATGATGATTCTGATACTACAATACCCAAGTATTTCTTGAGCGCTTTTTCGGCTTCTGCTTCTGTTTCAACTTCTTTTCCGAGCATCTGCCAGTTGTGGTTGGCATCGTCTGCTCTGAAAATGTCAGCTGTCAATTCCTGTGTCTGCCAGTCAATCTCATCTTCCTGAGTAGATGCATCTTCTCCAGGATACTGGAATCTGATTTTTGGATAGACAACAGGCACGAATGATTCAACACCACCAGACAAGTATCTTACTATGTGACCATAGCCTAGATATGGAACGCTCAAATCATCTCCCATTCCAGTCCATCCATCTGCTCCTGCTTCTGGTGTACCGAACATCAGCTTTCTTGTACTGTTCAAAAGACCGTCAATTGTCAATGTAATCTGACCTTCTGTGAACTTCTGAGGTGCAGATTCTGCAACACCGTTGTTAGCGTAGAAGTTATTTGCATCTCCTGTTGTGATTTCAACAGAAGCTGATACACCTCTTCCTGCTTCTTGACCGTTAGAGTAGGTAACATTTCCACCTGTTGCGGAATAAAGTGCAATGTAAGGCTTGGAAAAACCAGTTAAGACTTTCCCTGCTTCTGTAAAAGTTACTGCCATTGTGATTTTCTCCTTTACTATTTCATGATTTTTTCTGTTTCTTTGTTGATCTCTTCTTGCATAGATTCAAGTGCTTCTTTTCTAACTCTTCTGATTGCTCTGCCTTCATAGTCATTCTTCCGTCTGAAAGAAGTGCCATGTAGCACACTTCGTGCAATCATTACATTTGGCTGTCCTCTTCGGTAGTTATCCGTTACCATTTTGTTATAGCCATGATAACCGGTTTTAACATCGAGTGTACCGCCACTTTTTAACTGCATGTGGGAAATACCCATACCATGCATCAAACCGTACTTCTGTAGTGGTGTAATGGTATTTATCATGTTTGTAGAAGAACCGTGTTCATTGATTGCTGTTGGCAATTTCTGAATTTCTTTTTCGATTTCATTCGCAATAATTTCAGCACAAGGGAAGATTGCTCGCCCGCACATCTTGTATGTGTTTGCTCCGAGTTCTTCTAGTTTTTTAATGTACTTTTTTGCGTATGGATCTACTTTGAACTTTGGCATTACACTACCCAGAACTCCCATTCGTAATGAATAAGATTTGTTTCATCTTCGTATTGAACACTTGACAGATTCCAACCGATTCTTGGGCTTGCAGTCAAAGCGGCTTGAATATCGTCAATCGTCTTGTGATATTCCGTCTTTGTAAAGAAATCAATTGTTCCGTGAATAATCTGTTCCTGTTTGCCATTGTTAGCATCAAAAGAATTATCTTCTGCATCTTCCGACCATAGAATACAGTCTGTAATGTCTGATGGTCTTGCGTAGTGATAGACTTTCTTGCTGACTGCTGTCAAAGTATTTCTGACAATCTTCAATTTAGTTGAAATTGGTATCATAATTCTTATCCAGCCTTTCCAGTTGAATGTCGTACACTCTGAAACCGTAATTATTTGTGGTTAACTGAACCATAGTGATTCTGTACTGATCTTCCACATTGCCTGCGTGAAAATCGTGAATCAATGCGTATTGTTTAACACTTGGTCTTGCATGCCCCATGGCAGGAATCCTCACAAGCATGTCAACCTGTGAGGAAACACCTTGAGCTGCATAGTAACGATTAATGCCGACTTCTCGCTCAATATATCCACTTTTATAAACGGATTCGAGCTTGTAGTTTGGCATGTCGCCTTCTTCCGCAGAATTTACAAGATTGCAGATTTGAATTGTTCCATCGTTATAAATTTCACTCATTTGTCTCTGTCACTTTCTTGAAAATACGCATGTTCAAACGTTTCTGCATTCCTTTCCCCATTGCTTCTTCACTGTGCATTCTGTTATACAAACCTAATGCATAGTTGAAAAGAAAGTTAATGTCGGATTCTTTCGTAGTATCTAAATCAGCACCCTGCAAAAGAATTTCTTCCTTTGCTGTGTTAATGCAAGAAGTAAGAATATCTATAACATCTTGAGATGGATCCTCAGGATACCCTAAAGCCACCTCAAGAAGTCTCAATACTGTATCCATATATCCACCTCAATCAATTATTATTTGCCTGTGTTTGCCTTATCAGATGCAAATGGATGTGATGTATCAATCGCACCTGTTGGCGCTGTTGCTGTTAAGGACATAGCAACGAATGCATCTCCGAATGCTGGCTTGCCATCGTAACGAGATGTGTACTTGAATACTGTCTGATCTTCAACAAACTTGCAGTCTGTGGATACTGCTAATTGTTCTCCTCTACGTCTAACCATTGTGTATCTCTTCAAATAACCACCAAGGATTTCTCCATCTGGTACGAAGTCGAGAATTTCAACTGCACCACCGACTAATGGCATAATCTTTGTTTCGGAGATACCTGTCTGACCGTTTGCGACAACAACTGCATTTGCGTTGAAATCAACAGCTTCTGCCATCAAGTCATAGTATGTTGAAGTATTGCAAACCCAAACGAGATCACCGAAAGCATGACCTAAGCTGCCGACAGCCTTCATAATCTTTGCAAATAATGCTTTGCCTGTTCCACCTGTTGCAACCTTTGTGATGTTCTTTGAGAAGCCAGTAGGCATCTTTGTACCTGTACCATAGACAATAGCCTTGTCGATTGCATATCCGCCTGCCTGTCCTAACTGATAGAAAATTTCATCTGCAAGGTCAATGTCTGAATCTTCAAGTAATGCATTACATACGATAACGTAAGCACCAACCTTGAATCCGTCAAATTCAATCTGTGTGAATGAAAGATTAACTTCATTCAGTGTTGCACATGCTTCTGTCCATACTGCTTCTGGAATATCGCCTGCAATTGTCTGTCTGCCCTTGCCTGGAATATCCATGACATTTACGTGCTTTAACAGTTTTGAATACTGTTCTGTTTCAGAACGTAGCATTGGCATAGCGATTTCAGGAATCAACAATTCTGCTCCTGTAATGCTTCTCTTTTCCTTGATAGCTGTTCTGATGTTAGCTAAAAATTTCTTAGTGTCTTCTCTTTCAATGAACTCTTTACGTTCAGAAGCACTCATTCTCTGTAAGAATCTTGTTTTCATGTTCTTGTAAGAACTCCTTTCCTCTGTTTTTGGTCCTTCTTTTACTGGCTCCTGTGCTGGCGCCTTTGGTTCCTGTTGAGCTTCTGCTTCTGCTAGTTCCTTTTCATAACCAGAGATTTCGTCACTCAATGTCTGTTTTTCTTTTTCGTGTTCTGCCTTGTCCTCATCGAATTTAGCAATAGACGCTTCAACTGCTTCTCTTTCTTCGGCAGTTGTTTCTTCATTCACTTCTTCAAAAGCACTTCTGATTTCCTGTTCTCTTTTATCAAAATCAGCATCCTTTTTTCTTAGTTCTTCAAGTGCTTTAGTTGCCTTGTCGATTTTAGATCTGAGCAATAATGTTTTAAGCATTCTGTTCTCTCCTTTCCTTCAACCACTCATGAGCATCTGCAAGTTTTTGTTTCCATGCTTCTGTTTTTCTTTTCTGGATTGTCTTGGCATCTTCCTTTCTTGCTGATACTTCCGTAGTTTCATACGCTGGGAATGTACATACTGACACTTCAAACAGATTCACTTCCTTTATTTTCCAGTGAATGTCACCGTTGTCTCGGAACTCGGTTTCCTCTTCAACGATTTCAAATCCGAAGGAACACTGGTTCACATCTCCACGCTTTACACGTTCATAGATGTTTCGAGCATCTTGGTCTTTCGGATTGATCGAGATGCTACCCCACAAGCCATGAGCGTCAACTCTCAGCGTGAGTGTGCCTGCCTTTGTCCTTCCTAGAACTAAGTTCGTTTTATGGTCTATCAGTGCTCTAATGTCACCGCCTAGCGTCTTGTCAAATGCATGAGGATCTATTTCTTCACTCATGCCATAGCCCATATCGTAATTCTGGTTAAATACTGAGAAATAACCTTCAATCTTCATTTCTTCATCATCTTCTCTGACTTGGAAATTCTGATCTATTGTTCTCATTTCACGTTTATTCATCTTCTGCTCCTTTGCTTTGAACTAATTTCTTCTGCATGCCTGTCATATCAACAGGGATATAGTTTTCTAAAACTTTGTATTCATTCAGTCCGTCAACTGGAGAAAGTCCAATCTTGTCTCTTACTTCGTTTCCGTTCACATCTCCTCTGTCCTGTAACTTTGTGTATACAGAAGCAACTGTTGAAATGTCGTAATCAAGCAATGACAAGAAGTTGAATCTCAAATACCATTCCTTCTTGTAAATGAGCTTGCGTGTCATTTCCTGTTGGATACTGATTGCAAGTGGTCTGATCTTCTGCTGAACAAAGTTATTCCATTCTTTCTGATTGTATGTTCCAACTCCTAGAACAAAAGGTGGTACTCCTAGAAGAGATGCTACCTTTTTGGTATCCAGTTCCACGGAATCGTTTAATGCGATATCTGACAGTGATAACGGTCTGACTTCTTTCACATCAATCTGATCTGCAGGAATCACCCATGGAGAACCGATATCATCCATTTCTACAAACTCTGAAAGCAGTTTTTTTCTGCCTTCCTTTGTTGCAAATGTGTCTACCATTCCATCTGCCTTGATAATCAGTGACGGTCTCCAATTGGATTTCATATATGCATGCTCTGTTGTCTGTGCCTGTTTCAGACAGTCGGCAACTTCTTTCAGGCTTGATGTTATGCCTTTGCCTTTCCATGGAAACTGTTTGTCTGGATTGTAGACAAAATGCAGAATATCATCTGGGCTATACGTCACGCCGTCAATTGAAATCGTGTAATCGTATCCTGTCACATCTTGGTTGATACTGAATCTTCCTGTCGGTACAATCTGCAGATCGTCAATGTACCCATTCTTTGTTATTGGTCTGACAATCGCATTCCCAGACCCATACAGAAGCATGTTCATAACAATCATTTCCATCCATTGAGAACGATTCATTCTCTTTGAAGGATGAATGTCAAACTGTCGTGACAGTTCGTTTTCGATTCTCTGATCTCCGTCTTTTGTATTAGCCATCAAGTGAATCGTCATAGAACCTATCAATTCTGCTATCTTTCTGCACCCTGATACGATTGCTGGTATCTCATCTAGTTTTGTATAACCGTTGATAACAAGCATGTCATATGCCTGTTGACTGCATAAGAAACTTGTTGTCTTCCCTGTTTGGGAAGATGCATTGTCTCTCAACTTATATTTCCTTTTCTTGTTTTTACTCATTCTTTAATCTCCCCACCAGTCCGAAGCTCTCTTGTTCTTTTCTAGGTTGTTCAAATATCTAACACAAGCGAATACAGAAGCATCAAACAAGTCCATACGTGACTTGTCGTTCATCTTCTGATACTGCACCATGTCGTCTGTTTTCTCGATTGCCTGAACATTGCTGACGCAGTATTCATAGGCATCTGAATGCAAGTAATAAAACTTTCCATCCTTTACGGACTTTTCTATATGTCTGAATCCTTCGGATTTCACATAGTAATACTGTGGCTGGTCTACAACATTCAGTCTGTGCGCTGTTGCCTCCATGTAGAACTCTCGTGCGAACTTTCTATCCTGTCCAATCTGTACAATCTTGAAACCTTTCTTCTTCATTTCAAGAAACCAGTTAACTGGGTCTGAAACGTTGACAGTTGGAGAATTGCACATTGTCAGCCATCCATCTTCCTTCCAGCCGAATAACGGAATGGAATCTTCCTCGGCTTTTCTTGTTGCCTGTACAATCGGAAAGAAACCGTGTGTAATAACAATATCAACATCTTCCTTGTCGTAATGTCCGAACAATGCACACGCAGTCAAGTCATACATTCTTGACAAGTCCACACCGCCAAACCACTTGATTGGCATCTTTGCCAGTTCATCAAGTGTCCACGAATATTTTCTGTCACTCTGTTGAAACTCCACAATGTCGAACCATGCTTTCATTGCGGAAGTGTATATATTCAAAGAACGTGACAGGAAATCTTTTCTTTGTTGTGGATCGTTTTGTGCATCTAATGCTTCTTGCAGAATATCGGCTGGTCGAATAGTTACCCCATACCCCGGATTGGCTTTTTGAATCTGAATCGGATTTGTATAGTCAACATCTCCATTCTTTGCTTCGTCTGCTTTTGCAATAAATACGAACATTGAATCATTCTTGACTACACCATTTACGATTTTTTCTCCAAGCTCCATTCTTCGATAACCGAAAGAGTTCATATCATCGCCTGCTGTGGTAATACCAATCATCAGCTTATTTGTGTATGCTTTCATTGCTTCTTTGAATCTGTTGTACTGTGCAGGTGCTTTGTAAGCTGCTACTTCATCAGCAATTGCAAAGTTACAGTTAAAAGAATCCTGTTTATCTGGATTACTTGGCATTGCAACAATCTTGATACTTCCATCAGGTGTTCCGTCTGATTTGTAGAACTTGTAAGAAATACTGTGTTCAAAAGAGTTGTTTGCAATTCTGCAATTAGGATCTTTGTCTAATCCTCTGAATCTGAAATTGAACTCCAAGAAGTCGAACGCTTCCATTGCCTGTTTCAGTGCAGCCGCAACGATATAGCATGTTGAACCACTGTGTCTCTGAATAATAGAAACTGCAAAGGCAAGCGCAGCAATCAAACTTGTTTTGCCATTCTTTCTTGCAATGATAATGATTGCTTCTTTATATCTGCGCTCATTCTCTTTGTCTGTATAGTAGAAACCTAACAAGTTGTAGATAATGAATACTTGGAATGGCTGTAAGATAAAAGGTTTTCCCTGCAAAGGATTTCCGTCTAGATCTTCGCCTTGCTTGTGTACTAGAACTTTTTCCATGATTGTCATGGCTAGTTCTGCGTCATGCTTTCTCAGTTCAACATCGCTTCTCTTTAAGTCTGCGTTCCATCTTTTACATGCGTTGATAATTTCATTGCTCGCAATAATTTTTGTTGAAAGCACATCGTCAACATACTGCTGTGCGATCTTCAAATAGTCTTTTCTTTTCTTCTGCATTACAAGTCAGCTAGTATTTCACTCAAAGAAGTCTGTTTCTTGACCGTTGTGGATTTCTCGTTTACTTTCTTGAAACCTGCAGGAGTTAAACCAAGGTCTCTCCAGTATTGAAGTGAATCTCTGTCTAATTCGTTGATAATCGTCAGCAATGGATTTCTAACAAGGTTAGTTGAACCACCTTTGTTGGTGTACTCCATAACAGGATTTGATCCTTCATCTTCATACTGCTTTCTTGCTCTGTCTCTATCTTCGAGCTTCTTTGCAAGTGTCTCTATCGTAGAATCAAAGAATGGCTCGTATGTTCCTGCGTCAACGCACGCTTGTTTGATTTTCTTTTTCCACTTTGTCGCAGTTGCCATTCTTTAACCCCCTTTCAATATTTCTTCTTTTTAAAATGGTGGAACTGTGTTTTTCTTTCCACATCATCCACCTGTGCTTTTATCAGTGCATATGGTGCATCGAAATCAATATTGTTTTTAGCCGCTGTTCTTCGTGCCAGCTCTATTCCTTCGTTTGTCAAGCACGTTCCTCGCCACGTCTTGTTGTGCAGCTTCTCATGCGTTTCACGTGAGACTGATATCAAGTTCCATTTCTCCCACTGCCATTGTGGAAACAGATCTCTTGGGAAAATGTGGTGTACCATTCTGGCATCAACAACAACAGGAGAATACCTAGCTCTAACTTGGTCAGTATACAAATCCCTTGCCAACACGCTCTTTCGTATTCTCTTCCATCTTGCACTCTTATAGAATTTATCTTCTTTATCCATACAAAAAAATAGAACAATGTTGTTCTTTCATTGTTCTGCACTGTAATACTAGCACACTATTCAAGTGGACTGAAATGGACTTGGTGGACTAAGTAGGACAAAATTTTGTTGACTATATTGCTATAGCGATATATCATATATTTATGGAGAAAAAATATGTCAGAAGAAGAAAAGAAAAACAATATAAAAGAATATCAGAAGCAGTATCAAAACTCTTATCAAAAAGCTAACACAAAAAAAGTTGGGCTGATTCTGAACAAAAAAACAGATGCGGAACTGATAGCCTTCTTAGAAACAAAAAACAATAAAGCAGGCTATATCAAAGAACTCATCTACAAAGACATGCAGGAAACAATCTCAAAAAAATTGAACGGATGAAAATCCGTTTTTTTTACTCCCCCTACCGGAAATCCCCTCTCCCCCCTAAACCCTCTGTGGATATAAAAGCCCACCCACGAGGAGTAGCCGGCTTGGGGCGCCGCCTTTTTTGGGGGTGGGGGGGTTGATTTTTTGGGTTTTTAAATTTTCATTTTTGCTTTTTTCTTTTTTGGTTTTCTGGTTTGTGTTTGTTCCTGCTGTTCTATTGCATTATCTAACGTAAAAAAAAAAAGTTGGATCCATTCCAACATGTTTATTTCAGGAACTACCAACTAAATTATAATAATTGTTTCTCATGCATAAAAAAAAGAACGCTTTAAGCTGCCAGCGTTCTTCCTGTTTGTTTGTATTGATTCATTGCTTCACGTGCTTCTAATATTTGCTTAGTTGGGTTATCTAGTAAGTTCTTAACTTTATCAATTGTTCCATTAAAGCCGTTGCTAAGTAGTTCTTTTATCCCGGTTAAACTTGAATACCCGCCACAAATACGCAAGCCGCTAGACAATTCATTAATAACATAGTCATTTCTGTTTTTCTTGTAGATTGCAAGTTCTACGCCGTCAATGGTTGTTATATATCCTGATACAGTTCTTAGTCCGTTGTTTTCGTATACGTCAACTAAACTCTTTTTAAGCTTTGGAACTTCCTGCTTTTCTTCAGTTCCTAAAATAACATTAATTTCATGTTTTCTTTCTGGCGTGCAATCTTGATTATTTGCGGACCATTTAAAGAAATTTCTAACCATGTCTATATCACAAGACTTTACTAACTTATTATAAATAGTTTTAATCATCGCATTGCTTGTCTTGTTTTCGTTGTAAATAACATCTGAGACAAGTTTAAACGAGCCTGATCCATTTGTGAATGGTAACACAATTAGGCTACCATCTTCCGAAAAATGAAGATCTACAGAAGATCCAGAAGAAGAAACAGCCGGCGCTGTTTCTTCCTTTGTTTCTGTTTTTGCTTCAACGTCAATTGCTGATTCTTTATTGATCGCTTTTTCAGCTGCTGCCTTTTCTTCCATCGCTTGAATTGCTTTGTTAACAGCTTCTTTATACTTTTCAGGGAATGCAATTTGCTTTGCTTCTTTAATAGCTTGTTGCCATGTGATTTGTGGTGCTTCTGTAATTGACAATGGATCTCCATCAGTTTGTTTTAGTTCAAACACTGAAACAACTTTGAACGTGTAAATAGTGCCTTCTTTTGATTCCATGCTTTCGAGTGCTTGCAATTCTTCTGGGGTTGCTGGTACGTTGGTGTTAACGTCAACTTTCTTAACTGTACATGGTGCAAAGATCTTTATAGCCTTTTCACCTTTTTTGACTTGATGGTGCAATTTTTTCCAGGTTGTATAGCTTGCGACTTTTTGAGGTGATAAACCTTTTTTCATGCACTGGGAGAAAATCAACCATCTATTATTTACTGAATATTCAGTGAAACATCTTTGAACTTCAATGAAGTGCTTGAATGTTTCAGGATCTACAAGATCGCTCATGCTGCTTTCTTCCAAAGCCTTCAAATCCTTCTTTGCTTGTAAAGCATTTGCTTTGAATTGTTCTTTCTGTTCTTGTGTAAATTCTCTTTTCATATTTTTGTTCTCCTTTTGTTGTATTTCTTTATACGCTTATTATGTTATATCGCTTTAATATTAAAATCAAGTACTTTTTAAAAAATTTTTTTAAATTCTGTTTTATCGCATAAATACGATATATATTTATATTTTTTTCATGCAAAAATAAAAGTTTTTTAAGTTTGTTATTGACTTATTTATTATATCGCTTTAATATGTAAGTACAAAAACAGAAAGGAAGAAAAAAACATGAATGAACTTGAAAAGTTATTCAAAGAACTAAAAGAACTAAATGAGCAGCTATTAAGTTCCAACGCTGAAAAGTTGGAACAGATCAAAGAGATTCAAAAGAAAGGAAGTAAAACAAAATGAAAGACGTTTATCAGTACATTTTAGAAAAATTAGATCTATATGATGTCATGGATTCTTGCGAAGTTGGTGAAGATCCAGAACAGAAGATTTTAGAAAAATATGAAATGATTAAAAATAATCCTGAAGAGATGAAAAAAATGATGGATTATTTGAATTTAGAATAATAAGAAAAAAAGCGGTTTATTCCGCTTTTTTTTTTTTCCATTCTTTATAAATTTTCCGGGCGGCATCGCCTTCTTTTTTGTAAAGCTGTCTATTTGTTTGCTTCCATGTTAACCCTTTTAAAAAATGAAGGTCTAAAACAGCAGCAGTCAATGGATCTAATAAAATAAGTTCATTTTCGATTTTTTCCTGTAGTTCATACAGGTTTTTTTCTTTTTCTTCTTTTTGCTTTTTGTACTTGTCTATTCTGTAAAGCGCCGAACTCGTTGGATCGCTCGGATCATTTGAGAAACCACCACTCATGTTAGGACTTTTTACTGGATAATATGCAGCATTGATCGCCCTCTCGATATCAGATATCTCTTTTTTCAATCCCAGGAAAGCCTTTAAGTCATAGCTAGTTAAGCTATTCATATATTCATTTTTTATTTTTTTTTGTGAAGCCAAAACGTCATTTTCTCGTGAAGCCAAACCGCCCTTTTCAGATTTTTGTCCACCCAAAGCATGGCTATTCGCATTACTATTTGCATTACTATTCATATTCATATTCATATTACTATTCATATTTATTTTTTTGTGAGGTCAAATCGGCATTTTTCGTGAAGCCAAAACGGCTTTTTTCTAGTCCTCATTTTTTACCTTCTTCAAGTACTTTGAGAAATCATTTTTCAAATACAGTTCTTCAAGCAACTCTAAGTATAATTCATATACTGGATGCTTTTTGTGCAACCGTGAAGTAAATATGAAGTTCATTCCCCATATGACAACACCTAATTCAAATAGCAGTTTCTTTGCCTTATCACTCATCATTACTTATCCTCACTTATCATTTCTCATCCTGCGCCCTTATCCTTTACTCCGTTTGAATATCCCAAAGTGTATATTTCCATCAGCATAGACAGACATTCATAGACATTCTGTGTTCCACCTCTGACAATTACTTTCTCACCTCTGTACATTCTCCAACCCATGCAGTCATGCTTGACAGACAGCTGCAAGTTTTTTGCAACCTCACTGTCTGCCAGTGCATATATCTTTCCTTCAAGCAGTTCTTGTTTCATACTTCTTTCTCTCGACTGATTTTACTTTTTGCATGATTTCGTGGACACTATCAAGCACATCCACACTACCGCCACTAATAAACATAATGTTTGTAATGTTTACATCTTCACCACTTCCCGTTTTGTATACTTTCTCATGCATTCCTAACACTTGTTCAAAGTTGATATAAATTCTTTTAGTATTGTTAAGATCAACAACAGTTTTAACATCAGTTCCATAGATCTCATGTTTAATGCTTGCTTCGTTCAAACAAATAATATTTGTCATTTTTTGTTACCCTCTCTATTTCGCACGTAAACCCCATTTTTAGAGCGATTTACGTTTGCCCTTACATTTTATCATGCAAGCTAATTTCGTGCGCTGTGCGTAAATCTAGGCTATCAGTTTTTTATTCTGTGCCTTTAGTCACATTCTCTTCTCCTTTCAATTCTTCCACTAGCTTTTCATAATAACTTTTTAAATCTTCAAGATAGCTATTCAATCTATCTTTTTCTGTTCTCTTCAACCACTTTGCTTTGAATTTGTTCACGCACTTTTTATATGTTTCTTCTCCGATGTCGAACGAATCGTACCACTCTAAAGCGTGCAATAGGCATATCACATCAGCCATAAGTTCAGACAGTTCTCTGTCATGCATTGGATTCAAACTTCTTGCGATTCTAGCGTTGGCATTATTGCAAATCATTTCATAATCTCTATCCGTTTTATATCCAAATAAAGAATCACACATAGTTGATGCTAAAAAGTTAAGACTTCCACCACTCATGTTCTTTTCTCCTTCTATTACTTTAAATCTTCAATCATTTTCATCATTACATCATACGCCTGAGACAGTCTTGCATAGTACTGGATGTACACATCTGTATCAATCACACGTGTTAGCTTATAACATTTCTCAACACGTGTAATTGTAATGACTGCTTCTTTACATGAAAGATCCAGTCTAAACATGCAGATAATTCTATTGTTGTTTTTTTTAATGGCGCTCATAACTGTCTCTCCACTTATGCCATTCCTTCCATTTCTTGATTTCTCGATAGTACCCAATCCCAACAAGCGTATATCCGACGACAAGTGCTGAAATGACTAAAACGGTCGTTATCTTGTAGTGTACGATCATCAGATAAATAATCTGTCCTATCAGTTCATTCAAATTTGTTCACACACCTTTCTATTATCTTTTCACGCATGACTATCAGACTGTTCAGGCGTTCAATTGACTGTTCATGCTCTCTGATGCGCTTTCTGTACAGTCTGATTTCGTTTCTCAGTTCTTTCAGAAACTGCTCTTCATTTAAGCTTTTCACAAGTCATTCATCTTCTACTTTAAATACGATAAGTCGGTTCCCATTGTTGCGTCTCCTCGATGCTGGATGTGTGCAGAACCTTAAAGTTGTTTCTGAGTAGCCTGTTTTTTCAGCAAGTTCTTTAATTGTTCCAATTGCAATAAATTCATCGCCTTTATAGATTGCGTATTCTTTTGTCGGTCTGCCTCGCATTCTGTTATTCCTCCATCTTTGATTCTGCAATTGCCAGTGTTTTGAATTTATCCTCGTTTTTTGTGCCTTTAATGCATCGGTTTTCTTGCTTTTTGTATGCATCTAAGTACCATTCGTCTTTGTCTCCATTGTAAGTAAGTTCATAATACATTCCATCGTGCAAGTCTGTACTCATGAGGTATTTCCAGTTCTGTATTGTCTTGCACTTCCATACGATGTATGGTTCTGCATCTTCACATGCCTTTTCTAAGTTATATTTTTCCTTTACGTAATTTCTTACTATTTCAAACGCAATTTCATCTCTAATTTGATTCATAGTCCTAGCTCCTCTAAACTGTATTCCTTATTAACTTCCATACCTTTATACATTGCATCATCATCGAGATATGGAAAATGCATTCCATCGCCATTTTGAAGAATAATTCTAATACATTGTTTTCCATCATCGAAATCTTGAGCTTTTACAATATACGCTATCATTTTTCTAAAAGGCTTTATAACAGCACTCAAATATTCCTTTTCTACATCGTCTAGAATAGGCTCTTTATATTCTTCATTAAGCCATTCCAGTGATTCACCAAGGCATTTTTTGCAAAATTCATCACTTCCACTTACAGGGTCGAAACTTTCTGGAACATGACAACATTCTTCTGAAGCCTTCTTGCCATTTCTAACGCTCCACAATGAACATTCATAGTAATCTTGATTCATCATTTTCTGAATTTCTTTTGCGTATTTCTGCCCGTTTTTCATGCTTCTTCGTACTCCTTATGAATGGCTTCCATAACCTCTTTACCTTTGGTTGCTGCTTCTTTCTCAGTTCTAAAACAGTTGCCTGTCTTCCAAAGAAGCAAATCATCAAGTCCATCTTCCCACGTTAAATAAAATGTTTTCCTACTCAATGGTGAATAGTACCAATACAGCTCGCCATTTTCAGGCTTCCATGGCTTAGGTACTGCTTTAACATCGCCATTCAAAAGACTTCCAATGGTGCCTAATGAGTTAATTGACCAATTAGTAAAGGTTGGTGATTTGTATAACACTCCATCTTCTGTAAATTTGTATGTGTATTTATTTTTTCTGTTTCCATCAGCATCTGTTAGTATAAATTCTTGTTCAAGTTCTAGCCCTAACATTTCTGCAAATTGTTTATAGTAATTCATCGCTCTTCTCCTTTAATATTTCAATTGAATCCTGCAAGATGCACAGCACGCAACCGTCATACGGTACGCCAAGATTGCATTCGTCACAGAATTTTCCTTCGCAAAAGCACTTATACAGCTTGTCATAGCAGGCATCTAATTCTTTTATGCATTCTTTTATTTCTTGGCTTTCACACATGATCTTTCTCCTGTTTTTCTAATGGAGTTATATTGTCGATAAATGCATTACACATTTTGCATTTTTCAAATGGTTCATCTGTAGAAAGGTCTTCAAGCCCATAGCAGAACACTCTATCATCATCTAAACCGTATTCGTGAGAAGTTATATGAGCTGTCTTGCAGTCGTTATCTAGTTCTTTTCCTCTTAGTTTTTTTCTGCTAATCATTTTCTTCTTTCTCCTGTAAATACTCCTTCTGCTACGTGATCTGTTTCTCTGTATTCCTTTGCACTGTAGCGTATGATCTTGATTTTTACTTCAAATCCCAAGTCACTTAAATCCTGCTCCATCGCTGCCTTTATCATCTTTACGCTTGACTTCTGTATTGCTTCCTTTGGAATCAGTGTGTTGCCGTACTGCAAGATGTTTCTCAGCATCCATCCGAACGGTAAATCTAGAACTTCTAGTTTCTCTTCCTCTGAAAGCAGTTCCCATCTGACCGCAAGTTTGATATTCCGCAGTCATATCTTGCTTTTATGCAATTTGCAACTTCTCTCTGCTGTGGTTTATTGATTGTTCCGTCAACACATTTCTTACCTTCTGATTGTTCCGTCAACACACTTCTTACAATCAGCTGCTCTATAAGTTTCTTTGCCTTGTCTGAATGCAAATAATATTTTTCTTCAACCGTATTTTCTAATAAATCACTTAGTTTCTGTCTCCCCCCCCCGGCTTTTGGAACAGGGAAGTGATATGTGTAGTTCCCTAGCAGGGAAACCATGAAACAGCGTTCTCTGTTCTGTGGTACTCCAAAGTCTTTAGCGTTTAAATCTTGCCAATAGTTCTGATATCCGATGGATTCAAGAAATGAAATCCACATTTTGAAATCTTCCATGTTCTTGTTTCCGTGAACTTGTGTTACATTTTCCATGAATAGAATCTGTGGCAGCTCATTCATTTCTTTGAGAAGTCTTTCAACTTCCCAAAGCAATCCAGAACGTGTTCCACTTCCTTTTTTCATGCCTTTCATCTTGCCTGCAACGCTCAAATCTGTGCATGGGAATGAATAAGTCATGATGTAGCAGTACTTGTCTGTGTCTGTTATCTCCAAGTCACTTGCATGAATATCTCTAATATCAGTCGGTTTAAAATCTGTTCCATGGACTGCGTTGTATGAATTGACTGCAAACTTGTCAAACTCAATTACCTTATGATGTGTAAAGGCTGCACCAAGTCTTTCAAGTGCCATTGCTTGTGAGCCATACCCTGCAAACAGTTCTATCAGTCTGATTGGCTTTGTAATTTTAAATTCATCACACAGCTCATCAAATATGGTTAGCTGTTCCATGTTATTTCCCTTTAAATTGTCTCTGTAGTTCTAACGCTTTAGCTAATGTTTCCTCATTAACTGGTGTAGAGACAATTTCTCCTTTCTCTTGCTTCTTCATGTAATCAGGAATTTCTGCTTTATTACTTCTGCTAGTGTTATAACCGTTTTCCTGTCTTAGTGGAAAAATACCTTTCCAGCTGTTCTCGATAGACTGATTAAGTATTTCAATCTTTTCAGCATCTGTACTAGCTAACTTGTCTAGTTTTTTTAGCATCAACTCTTTTGCTTTAGGTGTTAATGGTGCTTTGATTAGCTTTCTCATTTTCTCAAACTCAATGACTGTTTGCTCCAGTTCCGAAAGCTCTTTTTTATTAGTATTTAATTGTTTAGTATTTTTTCTTTTAGTATTTAATTGTTTAGTATTTAATTGTTTAGTATTTAATTGGGGGTAAAATTCAAGCCCTTGTTTTTCTACCCCTAGAATTTCTACCCCTTGTTTTTTACCCTCTTGTTTTTCCATGCTCCCAAATTCAACCCATTGTTTTTTA